GTGAAAAAAATCAAAAAACCGCGTCTTACCGGCTGGATTGTGACATCCGCTTTTCTCTTTGCTGTTATCGGGCTGATTTCACCACAACAGCTTCCCGTCACCGTTTATAAGCTCTCGCTTATCTCACTCGCTGCGGTACTAGGCTATTGGCTGGATCGCTCGCTGTTTCCTAAAGCGCGCCCCGGTCTGTTCCTCGAACAAGGTGATGAGCCGGTTCCGCATGGACGTTTCCCGGTTCGGAAAGGTCACCACACCGTATTTGCCGCCGCGATGTTACGACGTGCGCTGATTGTGTCAGCCGTTTGCATCGGCGTAGCGATGGGGTTGTGATATGCGACACCTTCTCATCACGCTGCTTGTTATCCCGATGCTTTTTAGCGCGACGGTCTGCGCCGACACGATCCCTCGGGCCGCGCAGGCATACCGCAGTGATGTGATCCGCAGCGCACGGCTGGATTGGGGCATGAATGCCCCGATTGCTGACTTCGCGGCGCAGTTGCATCAGGAAAGCGGCTGGAATCCTCGGGCCGTTTCACCCGTCGGTGCACAGGGGCTGGCGCAGTTTATGCCGGCCACCGCCGACTGGTTTAGCGGTATCGTTCCTGAACTTCGTGCTAATCAACCGTTTAATCCCGCCTGGGCTATCCGTGCTCTGACGGGCTACGACCGCTGGCTGTGGACGCGAATCAGCGCCAGCAACGACTGCGAACGCATGGCAATGACCCTGTCGTCCTACAACGGCGGGCTTGGCTGGTTACAGCGTGATAAGCAACGCGCAAAGATCGCCGAGAAGGACATACTCCGCTGGTTTGGTCATGTGGAAACCGTCAATGCCGGACGCAGTGCCGCCAACTGGCGTGAAAACCGTCATTATCCCGACCGAATTTTGCATCAGCTGGCGCCACGGTATTTGAGCTGGGGGAGGGCGAGCTGTGTGGAATAGTCTGTTTCTCAATAGCCTGAAATCCTTTCTTTCACCACGAGTGGTCGCGGTCCTGCTTGTCGTGATGCTGCTACTCGCGGTCTATCTGACCGGCCGTCATCAGGGTTATCAACTGGCGCAGGCACTGGGGGATGCCGAGCTGGCAAAACAGCAGGCGGCATTCAACTTGCTACAGCAGCAGCAGGCCGAAACCCAGAACCAGCTACTACGTGCGGCGGCGGAGCAATACCAGCAGCAGGTAGAGCGTGGGAATCAACTCGAACAGCGCTATGTCGCAGCGCGTCAAAAACTGGCGGCGGATAACGCCGCTCTGCAACGGAAAATCGATCATGTTACTCAGCAATACATTGACGAAAAAGGCAAAGTTCAGCCTGTGCAGTGCGTGTTTACTCGTGGCTTCGTGCAGCACTACAACGCCGCTTTCGGTCTGTCCGCCAATGGTGCCTCAGACATTACCGCCGCTGCCCGCCGCACTGGCACAGCGTCCGGTTTCGGCGCAACCGCTAACGCCGAATTACAGCCTTCAGGCGTCTCCCAGCGCGATATTCTCGCCAACATCAGCGACAACGGAGAGCGCTATCAAGCGCTGAGTGCGCAGGTTAACGCGCTGCTGGATTACATCGAAGCGCTACAACAGGCAGGGGAGGTAACACGTGAAGATTGAAGTGGAATTCTGGTCGCTGGTCGGCCTGCTATTGTCGTTTATGAGTTTCCTGTTTGCCGCCGGACGGATTCTGCTCACCCAGATTGAAAAGCGACTGAACGAGCGTTTTGCCGCCCTAGAAAATGCACGCCAGAAGAGCGAGCAAGGCTGGACGCGACTGGAGCGCGAGTTTCTGGAATTTCGTGCTGACTTACCGCTGATTTATGTGCGACGTGAGGATTACATCCGTGGTCAGACGGTCATCGAAGCCAAGCTGGATGCGCTTTATAACAAGCTGGAATTGGTGCAGCAGCGGTATTCGGGAGGCAATCATGGCTGATACGCAGCGTATCCGACAGGAATCGATGCGTTGGCACTTGCTTATCGCATTAAACAAAACGCGACCTTACACCGCGAATGAAATGTTCCTGCTAGCGCTGATGCAGCGGCTGTATGCCGATGCCTCAGAGCCGGAGCTGCGTCATGCACTGGATTATCTGGCCGATCGCAAGATGGCGGTATTGACCAAGGCGGTGGGCGGCGTCTGGCTGGCGAATCTTACCCGCCTTGGTGTGGATGTCGTGGAATATGCGGTTGACGGTATGGTTGGCATCGCCCGGCCAGAAAAATATTGGGATCGGTAATCCCATTACATTGGGTTCTCCTCTGTCTTTGCGCCAGCACGATTGTGCTGGCGTTTTTTTATATAAAAATTTTATTTTTCAGCGTGTTATTCGTCTTTTTTCAAATAAATCACTTCGCTGTTTTTTCTAAAACAGATTAAAAGCCGCAGCCAACCATTATCCGGATACTAGCGCCATCAACACGATGTGCCACCAAAACAGTGCGCCATTAACACAGCGGGTGAACGGATATGAATACCAGACCAATTATCGATGCGGTGATAGCCCGCCTCCAGCAACACTTGCCTGCACGACGGATTGCGTCCTGCCCAGAAAACATTCTGATCAGGCCCGATCTCCCGACACCTGGCGATGTACTGGTGGGATATCGCGGTTCCGAATTTTCCGCACCGGAAGATGCGGATTCTCCGGTTCAGACGCAGCGACCACAGCTGATGGTTGCCGTGCTGCTGCCGGAGCTGGATGGCGAAGACGGCGTGCTGGCCACGCTCGATACCGTCCGTCAGGCGCTGGGAGGATACCGACTACCTGACTGCCATCGCGGTATTCGGCTAGTACGCGACCGCTACGTTGGTTACACCGAAGGACGCTGGCATTACGCCATCGATTGCACCACAGAAACCCTTTTTATCGAAGACCGCGAGCAGACGGATGGTCCGCTGCTTACCACGGTTAATTATGAGGAGAAAGACGCATGAAATACCGCTACACCGGCCCCGCCAGCGGCGTCACGCTGGCAGATGGTCAGGAAATTCTGCTTTGGCCCGCTCAGGTAACTGAACTGCCGGCAGATCATGAGTATGTGAAAACGCTGATCGCGCTGGGCTATTTGCTGCCTGTCGCGGATCAGGTTCTGGCTGATAGCGCAACGGAGGTGACCCTTGGCCGCTAATTATTTACATGGTGTAGAAACAATTGAAGTTGAAACCGGTGCTCGTCCGGTGAAAACCGTCAAATCTGCGGTGATTGGGCTGATTGGTACGGCGCCGCAGGGTGCGGTAAATGACGTTACGCTGTGTCTGTCCGAAAAAGACGCAGCACAGTTTGGTAGCCAGTTCGGCGGCTACACCATCCCGCAGGCGCTGGATGCAATTTACGATCACGGCGCGGGTACGGTTCTGGTTATCAACGTGCTGGATCCGGCGAAACACAAATCGTCTGTGAGCGCAGAAAAAGTCACCTTTGACAAAGCGACCGGTACGGCACAACTGGCGAACCGCGTGGTTGCCAAAGTGGTGCTGACGGCGGCAGAAGGCGGTCAGCCGTTTGTCGAAGGTCAGGACTATACGCTGGATGCACAAACCGGCGTACTGAAAAATCTGGGTAAAAACATCGATGTGACCGCTGTGGTCAGCGCGTCTTACGACTTTGCTGATGTCACGAAAGTGACTGCCGCTGACATCATCGGCAGCATCAACGCCGCGGGCAAACGCACCGGTATGAAGCTGCTGAACGATACCTACAACCTGTACGGCTTCTTTGCCAAGATTCTGATTTCGCCGGTGTTCTGTACGCAAAATAGCGTAACGACCGAGCTGATCGCGCTGGCCGACAAACTGGGCGCAATTGCCTATATCGATGCACCAATCGGTACCACCTTTGCGCAGGCGCTGAGCGGCCGTGGCCCGGAAGGCACGATCAACTTCAACACCAGCTCTGAACGCGCTCGTCTGTGCTATCCGCACGTAAAAGTGTACGACGCGGAAACTAACAACGAGCGCCTGGAGCCGCTGTCGGCGCGTGCCGCGGGTCTGCGTGCCAAAGTCGATCTGGATAAAGGTTTCTGGTGGTCATCATCCAATCAGGAAATCAAAGGGATCACCGGCGTAGAGCGCCAGCTGTCCGCGATGATTGACGATCCGCAGAGTGAAGTGAACCTGCTGAACGAGCAGGGTATCAGCACCATTTTCAACAGCTACGGCTCCGGCCTGCGCCTGTGGGGCAATCGCACCGCGGCCTGGCCAACCGTGACGCACATGAAGAACTTTGAAAACGTGCGTCGTACCGGCGATGTGATTAACGAATCCATCCGCTATTTCAGCCAGCAGTACATCGATATGCCGATCAATCAGGCGCTGATCGATGCGCTTGTGGAATCCGTTAACGCCTACGGTCGCAAACTGATCGGTGACGGCGCGCTGCTGGGCTTCAAATGCTGGTTCGATGCCGCGCGTAACGAGCAAACCGAGCTGGCGGCAGGGCACCTGTTGCTTAACTACAAATTCACTCCGCCGCCGCCGCTTGAGCGTCTGACTTTTGAGACGGAGATCACCTCGGAATACCTGGTAACGCTGGAGGGCACTAACTGATGGCCGGGAAAATTGAAGTAAACCGTATTACCAACGCCAACATCTACATCAATGGCACCAACCTGCTGGGGCGTGCGCAGGAAATTAAACTGCCGGATATCTCCATGATCATGCAGGAGCACAAAGCGCTGGGTATGGTCGGCAAGATCGAACTGCCTGCGGGCTTCGACAAGCTGGAAGGCGAGATCAAGTGGAACTCCTTCTACCGTGAAGCGATGCTGGCGGCGGCGAACCCTTACCAGTCGCTGGCGCTGCAGTGTCGCTCCAGCGTGGAACGCTACGGTTCTCAAGGCCGTATCGAAGAAGTGCCGCTGGTGACGCACATGACCATCATGTTCAAAAAGAATCCGCTGGGCACGTTCAAACAGCACGAAAACCCGGATTTTAGCAGCGCGTTCAGCTGCACCTACATCAAGCAGGTGATGAACGGTGAAGACCTGCTGGAGCTGGATTACCTGTCCAACATCTTCATGGTGGGCGGCGTGGATCAACTGAACAGCTACCGCGCCAATATCGGCGGTTAATCTGGTATTCATTGACTAAGTAAGGAAAGAAAGGGGCTTCGGCCCCTTTCTTATGCCTGCCGCTTTCGTTTTCTAATTCACTTTAAAATCGTTATTCCTCGCCGCACGCGATACTGCTCCCGACATTTACTAAGGAGCCGTTATGCACACTGAAACCTATTCTCTGCAATTCCCTTACACCACTTCTGCCGGCCAACGCGTGGAGTCCATTTCGCTCAAGCGTCTGAAAGTCAAAGACATCAAAGCGGTGAAAAAAATCAGCGATGACCCAAGCAACTGGGACGACGCGCTGCTGTCACGCATGACCGGTCTGGTGCCGGAAGACATCGATGAGATGGATGCGCAGGACTACATGGCGCTGCAAAAACGATTTCAGCAGTTACTTGGGTTGGATAACGCAGCCGGCGCTGCTGTGGAAAGCGCAGGCCCTGCTGGCGAGGTGGTTTCGCTTTCAGCCGAGTGAGATTGATGCGCTGGAACTGGACGACTTTGAACACTGGCTGGATGAAGCCAGCGAACAGATAAAACGTGAGAACGGTGAGGAAGACTGATTACTGACAGGATTAATTAGGCCACCATCCACCCAACCCGGCCAGCGACAGGACGCTGGCCGTTTTCCTCCCTCACCACCTGTCTTCTTCTCCCGCTTATCACTCGTCCTTTTCCTCGTTTTATCCCCCGTTTGTGATGGGGAAACCAAACTGGAGCGGCGCAAGCCGCCGTCTCCGATCCGCCCCGAAAGGGGTTTTTCTGAATGAGAGTGAACCGTGGATATGCTTTTAAACGGTGTCATGCTGGGCAGGGCGTTTGGCGCCACGCTGGATGACACAAAAAAATCGCTGCAGCCACTTAGCGATAAACTCAAACAAGCTGAGGAGTGGCAGCGTCTGTTTAATCAGTCGCTGGAGCGCTTTGGCAATGTCAGTTTGCGCAGCACACAGGTGACATCCCGACTGAGCCAGTCACTAAGTAAATTGGTAACCAATCAGGAACGGCTGGAGAGTATCCAGTCACGTCAAGAAACACTACGTAGCCGTCGGGGTGAACTCGCCGATGATTTTAAGACTAAGCGTGAGCAGTTTGGTTCTGTCATGAAGCCGATTGTGGCGTCGGTCACACACTATGCCTCATTTGAGGCGCAGTTGCGTGACATCAGCGTTGCTCATGGGATATCGAGTGAGCAAGAAAAGTTGATGGGGCAGAAACTGCGTCAATCTTCTCAACAGGTGAACCAAAAGCCAGATGCATTGCTCGGTAGTGCCGGGCAACTGCTTTCTTACGGCATGTCACCGGATCAGGCAACGGATGTTGCGGCAGTTTTAGGGAAAACGTCAACGGCCTCTGGCGCGGCGCTGTCCGATCTTACTGCACTTTCGGCCACATTAGATGACGTGTTTAACCTGAAAGGTGCTAAGGCGCTGGAGGAATCCTTCTCCCGCATGCTGGCGGGCACGAAACAGGGTTTCTCCATGGCGTCGATGACGCAATACGCGACTGCGCTAGCTCCAGGGTTTACGGCGATGGGGGCGACGGGCAATCAGGCGTTGAGTCAGTTGGTGTCCAGCCTGAGTGCGACAAAAGGCGCGGATACAGAAGCGAATACGGCTGCTCGGCTGGAGAGTTTCATGAATTCGGTGGGACGAACTGACATTGCCGACAGCTACTACAACGCGGGCGTAGATTATAACGCGTCACTAAAAAGCTACATGAAAGGTGGGTATTCACAGTACGACGCTGCGGTTCAGATTAGTAACCGATTCATCGACAGCAAAGGCAGTCAATTCCAGCAACTATGGGATAAGGCCAGTAAAGCGGGCAACGTAGACGCACAGCAAAGTTTAATGCAGCGCTACGGATTGCAGGAGGTGTTCCGTACGCCAGAAGCTGTCAATCATGCGATGTCGATGAAGCAAAACTGGCAGAGCTATCAAGCGAACCAACAGCGAATGAACAGCCCGACAGCCACGCAAACGTTGGGTCTCGACCTCGCCCGGCAGAATGACACATTGACCGGGCGTTGGAATCAAATGACAACGTCAGTGATGAATATTGCACTCAATGTGGGGGAAGCGCTGGTGCCAGTATTGGTTTCCTTGAGTGACATACTGATTCCTATTCTGGATCAACTGGTGACCTGGACGGCGGCGAACCCTGAACTGGTTCGTGGGATCGTGATGGCCGTTGCCGGTTTCTTCGCGTTCAGAATGGCATTGAGCGGTGCGAAGCTGGGGATTACCACACTGTTATCGCCTTTACTGAGCGTTTGGGAAGGTATTTTGCAGGTTCAGCGTGGCTGGCAGCTGTTCAATGCGGGATTAAGAACGACCGGAGTGTTGCAAGGTATTGGGGGGATTTTGAGCCGGCTGGTTGGTGGAGTTGGAGCATTCGGACGTATGCTGCTGATGAATCCGATTGGCTTGGCAGTAACGGCAATTGTGGGGGCTGTTTACCTGATTTACCGATATTGGGAACCGATTAGTGCATTCTTTAAAAACCTCTGGTCGCAAGTCAGCCAGGCTTTTAATGCGGGATGGGAGGCGCTCAGCAATGCGGTATCTGGTGGCGTAGTAGGTATTACCGCTTTACTGCTCGACTGGTCGCCATTTGGCGTGCTGTATTCCATCTTTGCCGATGCTGTCAGCGAATTGGGCATTCAACTTCCCGGTAGTTTAAGTGAACTCGGTGGCGTGATTATTGATGCATTGGTTAAGGGGCTGATCAGTTATTTCCCCGAGCTAAAAAACGTCCTGAAAACGATCGACGAATTTATTCCCGATAGCGTTAAAAACTTTCTGGGTATCGGCTCGAAAACCGTTTCTATCGAAGCTGGCGGCCAACCTGTGGCTGCCAATGTTATGGGGCCACCCGTTCTGCAACCTACGTCGGTATCTGCATTGTCGCTAGAACCAACACCGCCTATTGAATCACCTAAGGCTGAGAGCACTGCGTCAACCCCGCAACAGCGTGTCGCACTGACATCAACTGTCGGTGGAGCAAAAGGTAAGTTAGTCAGCGCAGCTCCTTCCGAGCGTGTTCAGGTTGCTTTCTCACCCACCATTTATCTCAACGGCCAGAAGGCAGCGCCAACGCCTGAAATGACGAAGACGCTGACGCTTAGCATGAATGAACTGGAAAATATGTTGAACAAGCTGCTCGCTCAGCGTGAGCGCAGGGGGTACGCCTGATGTTTGCAGTATTAGGAAATATTGAATTTGAAGTGACTGCCTACTGGGACGGCTTTAATACGTCATTCGGCGCAGATTATGCCGAGCATGGCCGCATTGAAGGTAAACCCGGTCTGCAGTTCATCGGTGCAAAACTGGACGAGATTACTATTAGTCTGGTGTTTCACAAGCAGTACTGCACGCCAGATGTGGAGCTGAAACGGTTGACGGAGGCGATGCGTGCGCATCAGGCAATGGCGTTAGTCTTCGGCAATGGGGATTATCGCGGCTGGTTTGTGATTACGGCACTGACGTCGACCAGCGAACATACCGACGCGAAGGGCAACGTATTGGCCATGAATGCCTCGCTAACGCTGCGAGAATACATTGGCGATCCGAAAAATCCGCTCAAACCGCCTGCGATACAGACGCCTGTGCCTAACGTTAGCGCCATCACCCAGGCGGTCCAGAAAGTGAGCAATTTTTCAGCTTCACTACGCACGGCTGTCACGTATGCCAAGAAGGCTCAATCAGCTGTTAAGGCGGTGAAAACCACCGTTCAGATTGTAAAACGAATGAAGAACAATCCCGAAACCGCGCTGTTGCAAATTCCCGGGCTGCTAACGCAAGTCGGGAATGTATTGACGCCGTTAAGTCAGGTGGCGCCTGCGTTTAAAAAAGCGGCAGAGGCCATATCTGATACAGCTGTTCAGGCAGAGAAGATGATGCCTGAAATTACAGCGGTTAATAAAGCGGCGAATGAAATGCTGAATCAGGTCAAGCAAGTTGCCACCTTGTTGCAGGGCGTCGACAGCAAAAACGTTATCGAGAAGCTGGAAGCCATCAGTAAACATGTTGAGGCCGCTAGCGACACATTTAAAGGCGCTGAACCTGCGCTGAGTAAACTGACGGCGGAAATCGTGAAGAGGGTTGAAGCATATGCACCTTGAACATATCACTACACAGGGCGAACGCTGGGATACCTTGTCCTACCTGTATTACGGCGATCCGCTCGGCTATCCGCGGATTATTGCGGCTAACCCGCATGTCCCCATTGTGCCGCTGTTGCCATCGGGTTTGGTGGTGCTGATTCCGATTATTGAACAGGCAGAGGTCAGTAAAACGGAGGATACCCCACCATGGCTGCGTTAACGGAAGAACTAACCCTGCTCGCTCCTGCGGTGTCGGAAGTACTGCAACCGGCGTTCACGTTGTGGTATCAGCAAAAAGACATCACCAATGATATCGCGCCGTATGTTACCAGCGTGACGTATACCGATAGCATTAAGAATGAATCGGATTCGATTGAGGTCAGGCTCGATGATACCGATGGCCGCTGGATAGATAAATGGTATCCCGGTACGGGCGATACGTTATCGCTCAAGCTGGGCTATCTCGGTGAAATACTGTTTGACTGCGGCACTTTCTCGATTGATGAAATTGAGGTGAGCTCACCGCCGAGCGAAGTGATGATTCGCGGCGTTGCGACATCGGTCAATCGTGCGTTGCGAACCAAATCAAACCGCGGTTTTGAAGATACAACGTTAGCCGCGATTGCGACACGTATCGCGAAAAAGCATCAGTTGATGCTGGTAGGGAAGATTCAGATCATCAAGATCGATCGCGTTACACAATATGCGGAAACCGATGTCGCTTTTCTAAAGCGGCTCGCCAGTGAATATGGCTATGTCGTGAAGGTGGTCAGCGACCAACTGATTTTTTCCCATCTGGCGGCGCTGCGCAATCAGGCGTCTGTTCGGCAAATTAAGCCAACGGACGTCGCGCGTTTTTCACTGAGCGACACGATCAGCCACGTCTATAAAAACGCTAAGACGAAATATCAGAAAGGGAGTGAAAAGAAACTGATGGTTTATGAAGCCAACGGTGGCGCGAACAACGAAATGAAGTCTTCCGGTGCTGAGACCAGTGCGGATACATTGAAAGTTAACGTGCGCGCGGCGGATGCTTCTGGAGCAAGGATGAAAACGGATGCCGCATTGGATGCGCACAATGAAAAGCAACAAAAGGGGTCGATGACGCTGATGGGCAGCCCGCAGTTGGCGGCGGGGAATAAAGTCGAACTGGTGTCATTCGGCCAACTTTCTGGCCATTGGTTGATCGAATCGGCTCGCCATGCTCTGGAACGTGGCAGTGGTTATACCACGGAGATTGGGTTGATTCGCGGGCCGACTACGGCGGGCAAGCGGAAATCGGATGGCGGAAAAACGCTGGTGACTTACCACCCGGATGGCAGCCAGACAACGCAGAAGGTTAAGAGCAAAAAGGATATAGGCTTATGAGTTTATCTCGTCGAATTGGCACGATAAGCGCGGTGGATGAGGCTCGCGTGATGGTGCGCGTTCGTCTACCAGAGTGCGACAATCTGCGTACGGCCTGGTTGCCGGTATTACAGCGCAATACGCAGAATAATAAGGATTATTGGTTGCCGGATATTGGCGAACAGGTCGAAGTTCTGTTGGACGGAAACGGCGAGGATGGTCTGGTGCTAGGGGCGATTTATTCTGCCGCCGATGCGCCAACGTTGGCAGATAAGGACAAAAGGGCGGTAACGTTCGCTGACGGTGCGCATATTGAATACGATCGCCGAACGCATACGTTAACGATCAACGGCGGCGTGCAGCATATTGCGATTAGCAGCGGTGCTGACGTGGTGGTTAACGCGCAGCGTGTCACTATCAATGCGCCAGAGACGACGGTGACGGGCAAACTTCTGGTACAAGGGCAACTCACCTACGAGAGCGGGATGTCCGGTTCCGGCGGTGCCAGCCTCAGCGGTGATGTCAGTATCTCCGGCAACGTCAGCGCCAGCGGCAGCGTCATGGATGCCGGTGGCAACTCCAATCACCACTCGCACTAGCACGTTCTCTAAACCGCTTTAATATTCCTTCCTCTCACTGGGGGCGACAATAGCCCCCTATGAAAACTCAATCTGTTTTTTGGCAACCGGCGCTGCAACGTTCTGGCGAGATCGTCGAAGGAACGGCAGATATCATGCAGGCGATTCACATCATCCTGCGGACACCCTGCGGCAGCGACCCACATCGGCCTGACTTTGGTAGCAATCTACATCTGTATCTCGATTATCCGATCGATCGTGCGATCCCGCATGTCGTCAGGGAATCGGTAGACGCGATCAAACGATGGGAACCTCGCTGCCAGCTACTGGCGGTTAAACCTTCTGTGAATGGGGCTCACCTGACGCTGCACGTTAGCTGGAGAACCGCTAACGGCGCGACACAGACCACGGAGTTGTTATGGCGCTGACAGAACCCAATTTTATTGAACGCGATGCGGCGAAGATTACCGCCGAAATGATCGCGAAATATGAAGCTGATTCGGGGAAAACACTCTATCCGGCGCAGGCCGAACGCCTGCTGATTAACCTCTTTGCCTACCGGGAAACTTTATTGCGTAGTGCGGTCCAGGAAGCCGCCAAGCAGAACCTGGTTGCGTTTGCTCGTGCACCGATGCTGGATTATCTGGCAGAACTGGTCGGCGTCTACCGTTTGGCGGCGCAGCCAGCGCGCGCAGAGCTTCGTTTCACCCCTGAAACGCCGTTAGTCAGCGATCTGCTGATTCCTGCGGGCACTCGCGTTAGCGCGTCAGACAGCGTGATTTTCACCACCGACAGCGATGCGCTGCTGAGAATGAACGGTAGCGGCGTCACCGTGTTGGCGACCTGTACCGAAAGTGGCGATGTGGGTAATGACTGGCTGCCTGCCCAGATCAGTACGCTGTTGGATGAGATTGGCGACAGCGATTTAAGCGTCATCAATATCACCAAAAGCAGCGGCGGTTCCGCCGAGGAAGATGACGATCGCCTGCGTGAACGTGTTCAACTGGCACCGGAATCATTCAGTACGGCGGGATCGAAGCTAGCGTATCGCTTCCATGCGATGCGGGCACACCAAAACATTGTCGATGTGGCGGTGATGTCACCCGAACCGGGTGAAGTGGTGCTGTATCCGTTGCTCAGCACTGGCCTGCCGGACAGCAGCATGCTTTCGCTGGTGGAAAGTTTTTGCTCTGACGAACAGGTGCGCCCGCTGACGGATTTTGTTTCCGCCAAATCACCCACGCAGGTGGATTACGCCATCAGCGCCAAATTGACGCTGTTTAACGGCGAACAGGCTGGCGTCGTTCAGGCCACCGCAGAAAAAGCGGTGCAGGCCTGGGTTGAAACCCGTACTGCCACGTTGGGGCGCGATATTGTCCCAAGCCAGATTATCGCCACGTTATCCATCCCCGGCGTGTATCAGGTTGAGCTCATTTCGCCGTCATTGATGGTGCTTGATGACAGTGAATGGGCCAACTGTACGGGCATCAATGTCAGCGTCGTCGGGGTGTCGAATGGCTGATTCACTACAACTGCTGCCACCGCCGTTGGCGGCTGACGCCAGCTTTCGTTCGCTGGCGGAATTGGCCGACCGCTTTGATGACATCGATCTGAATGCTTTGCTGGTTTATCTGATCGATATCGCTGATGAGAGCGCCTTGCCCTGGTTGGCAGAGCAGTTTTCGTTGTTTGGCGATGGCTGGGAACTGGCGGAATCGGATGATTCTAAACGTGCGCTGATCAAGGCCGCTATCGATCTGCATCGAAGCAAAGGTACCCCCTGGAGCATTAAAGAGATCATCCGCCGCTTCGGCTTCGGTGACAGTACGCTGATCGAGAACATTGGCCGCCTGAGCTACGACGGCGAAGCCACCTACAACAACCTTTATGTGCATGGCGATAAAGCAGCGTGGGCGGTTTATCGCGTACTGCTAAAACAACCGATTACCAACGATCAGGCCAGAATGCTGCGCAATGCCATTGGGATGTTTGCCCCGGCACGGTGCCATCTGGCCAGTATCGAATATTGGGAAGTGCCTATCCGTTACAACCGGAGGGCAATATACGACAGTAACTACAATCATGGGAGCGCTTGAACATGGCGAATTTGTCAGAGAACCCACAATGGGTTGACGGCATTTACCAAATCGAAACGTCAGATCCGGTCGTAGGTGGACCGGACGGTGTTTCAAACCGACAGGCTAAAGAGTTAGCCAGTCGTACCAGCTATTTGAAAAAAGAGCAGGAAAAAACGGGCAGCGATCTGGCGAAGCACACCGCCGCTGCTGATCCGCATACGCAATATGCACCGAAGGAGAATCCCACCTTCACCGGTACACCGAAAGCGCCAACGCCTGCAACCGACAGCAATAATCAGCAGATTGCGACGACGGCATTTGTGAAATCGGTTGGTGCGACGAAACTGGCGAAAGACCAAAACGGCGCAGATATTCAGGATAGAGAACTGTTTAACCGCAATCTGGGTTCATCGCGTGCATACAGTTCTTCTATCCCCATTGGAGGAAGCGCCGGTTTATGGACAACCGCTGAGTTTATTGGCTGGTTAGAAAGTCAGGGTGCCTTTGTTCATGCCTATTGGGTGTGTCGTGGTTCGTGGTCATATGCCCATAATAAAATCATCTCTGACACTGAGTGTGGTCAGATACCACTGGCTGGCTCTGTTGTTGAGGTTATGGGGCAAAACGATGCTACGACAATCAGGATAACAACGCCTTCAACAACGCCAGCTGGGTTTAGTGACTCAGCGAATACACAATTCACGTATGTCTATAACGGTATTGATTATTCTCCAGGTTGGAGACGTGATTACAATACGAAGAATAAACCGACGGCGGCTGATGTTGGCGCGTTACCGGTGAATGCAATGGCTCAGGCAGCGGCAAAACTCGCAACGCCTCGTACCATCAACGGCGTCCCGTTTGATGGCTCGGCCAATATTGCACTGACTCCCGCAAACCTCGGTTTAACTGAAACTGTTAATCTTGCTGCCGGGGCGTTGGAGAAAGCCAAGAATGGTGCGGATATTCCAGACAAAGTGGCATTT